TAAGAGCATCATTGTTGATGACGCCCTCCTCATCATAAAGATTATCTAAAATTTCTGCATATTCGGCGCTTATTTGATATAAATGCATTACGCAACCCCCTGAACTAATGCTTGAGAATTTTTAAATCCTGTTTTGATAACAGGTGTCACAAAATCAGATTCTTCTGAAAGAAGCTCTTCTTTACGTTTATCTTTTGCCGCAACGAGAGTTTCAATTCTGTCGGGAAACTCAGTTGAATAAAGGTGATAAAGCTCAGAGAATTTAAGTCTTAAAGAATTAAGATCTTCACAGCTATCAATCTCGGTGATTAATGAAGGAAGAGTCACATTCACAAACTCTTCTTCAGAATCTAGACCTTCATTTAACCAGCTTATTAACTTTTCACCCATTGCTTTAGAAGGTTTTAAATACTGTTGATCAAACAATTGAGTATTATCTTTAGTGACATGTGCTGTATGTTCCTGGCTAATATCCATGAACACGGTGAACTCATATTCTAAACCATCACGCTGGACAGGTGATAAACCGATCTTACGTGGTTCAGCTTTGCCTCGATCATTCTTTTCAACCACATACTCAGTCTTTACACGAAGTGTTGTAATGATATGTAGAGAACTTGTGACCATGGCTTCAATCAAAGAATTATGCTTTGGTGTTCCTGCTTTCCAGCCTTGAGTAAAGCTATTATTACCAGCTTTATCAACGACTGATAAAACTCCACCTTCCCCGACCCAAGCATGAGACAAGCTATCAATGATGAGAATGTCATAACCTGCTTTTTCAAACATTTTAATCGCTTCAATGTAGCGTTCTACGCTGTAAGGCGCTTCTAAACGTATAATGTCATACTCAAAATCATTCCCGTAAAGTTCACCACGGCCTGCTTCTGTATCAATCATACCGATTTTGCCGCCCATTCCTGTTGCAATTTCTAATGCTGACCAAGTTTTACCACTACCTGAAGCACCTGAGATACCTAGTCGTAACTTTGCTTGTCGTCGTTCTGCTTTGCGAATCATCATGCTATTTGTCCCCTAGTTTTAGTTTCAAGAATTTCATTAAAGAGTTGTTCAAGATCGTAATTGTAATGATCGAGTGCGTTATCTCGCATTTGACAGCCAAGATCATATAGATCACTTGGATCTGCTGTTTGTAAGAATTTAGAGAAATAATTAAGAGTTTTATCAAAATCATCTGAACCAATAATGACATTATAAGCATCAGTGCCAAGAACTTGTATGATGCGAACAACTAGATCTTCTCTTTCTTCTTCATCAAGATCATAAACATGTAAGCCATTATCAATAAGAGTTTCGAGATAACTATAAATAGGCTTTTCATAGAGATAATGCGGAATTGTATATGCGTAGTTCATATCAATCATTCCTTTGACAATTTGAATTGTTACCATGTGATCCATCACACAGGGGACATATTATAACTTGTTCTTCGTAAACTTCATTCATAAAAACCTCGCTGATTAATTAACTTACTCGTACATATTATACGTTCATGTAAGAATAGTCAATATACATCCATGTAATATTTAATCGTTGACATTTATTTTTATACTACCTATTATGCCACTAAATTTTAAGAAGAAAGGCATTACTATGAATATCGGGGAAGTTATTAAAGAGATCAAGTATATCAGTGACTTAAATCAGGTTGAAATCGCTGAAATATTGGGTTGCAGTCAAGTTTCCGTGTCAAGGATTAGAAGAAATTTGCAATTTCCTGATATGCCGTTATTATTCAAAATCGTTAAATTAGCAAAAAAATATAATATAAAAGTGAAAATAGAAGATTTTATCAAAGACCAATAAAAGGGAAAAACATGAAGTTTAAGAAAGCGATTATTACAGGCATTGTATTAGGATCAATAATAGGTTTATCAGGTTGCAGTAAAGTGCCAGCTGGCTATCGAGGTGTAATTGTTAATTTGTATGGAAGTGACAAAGGTGTTGGCGAACAATCTGTCGGTGTTGGGCGTTATTATCTCGGCTGGAATAGCGAGCTTTATTTATTCCCTACTTTTTTGCAGAATTACTCATGGAAAAATGAACAAGCAATTACTATGCAAACTAGCGAAGGATTATCTATTTGTACTGATGCTGGTATTACTTATAGCATCAAGCCTGATAATGTTGTTAAAGTATTTACTAAATATCGGCTGGGTATAGATGAAATTACCAATACTTTTCTACATAATATGGTGCGTGATGCTATGAATGAAGTTGCATCAACTATGACTGTCGAACAAATTTATGGTGCACAAAAAGAAGCATTTATTACTAAAGTAAATGAAATTGTAAAAAAAGAAGCATTCGATAATGGCATTGAAGTTGATAAAATTTATTTAGTAGGCTCTTTTGAATTACCTCAAACAGTTATTAATTCTATTAACTCCAAGATTCAAGCCTCACAAAATGCTATGAAGGTGGAAAATGAAATTGCAACAAGTCGAGCACAAGCACAAAAAACAGTGGTTGAAGCAGAGGCCCGTGGTAAGCAGATACTTATTAATGCTGAATCTCAAGCCAAAGCTAATAAAATTCTTGCAGAATCACTCACTCCAGAATTTGTCTCATACCAAGCAATCTTAAAATGGAATGGGGAGTTGCCACGCATGACAGGTAATTCTGCTATTCCGTTTATCAATGTTAAAGGGCAATAAAATGAAGATAAACAAACTGATATTTTATGCTGGAATATTTGGTGTGGGATTTTTTTCTATGACAGGAATTATTATTCCTCAGGTAGTTTCTTCTACATTACCTTTATTATTAATCATTGCTATTTTAATTTCAATACCAGTTTGTTTTTATTTCATCATAAAATTATTTTTAATAAAAAAACGTAAACCAAAAAGGAAGTGTCATGAAAAAAGTAGTATCGAAGGTAAAACCAAAAAGTTTAGCTAGCTTAGTTGATTCTATTAACTGGACAGCTATTAATGTTGTTCGTGGATCTTATGCGCGATTAAATCCTAATAGTGTTGTGATTACTTGTTGTGAATCAAGTAAAGAAAAAGGCATTATTGATACTATTCGTGTGCGTATTGGTCATGATGTTTTAGTTAAATTAGGATGGGAACCAAAAGATAAAATTCTTCCTTTCTTTAATCCTGATGATCAATATCATTTTAGACTAGTGAAAAGTACAGGTGGAAATGGTTATAGTTTAGGCCAAGAAACAAATTCTTTAACTTGTAAAGTTCAATTTAAATGGACGGGTAATGTTCCTTTAGAAGCTGTTCATTCAAGAAAAATTAAGTTTGAAGTATATAAGAAACAACTTATTTTCCGTGCCAGCAAATATCACGTTCTTGAAGATTAATTTATGTCTAAACTTATGAAAGATTTATCCTGCTTACAATGTAAGCAGGAGTTTAATATTATAGTTCCTGATTTATGTGGCGACTGTATGTATAAAAAATTTGAGGAAAATTTAAATGAAGAGCATAAAAAACTCATTGAAAAATATAAACAAATAGATAAAGAACATTCTTGGAAAAGTAAAAACTTTGCATATCACATGCTACTTTATCTTCCTTTATGTTATTTTATTTGTTTAAAATTTGGGTTTTGGTATGAAATGGCTTTTATAGCAGGAGGTATTTATTTAGTAATATTACCTACTATTAGAAATTGGTTGGTGGATAAATTTTAATGCAAAAATCTTTCTTAGAAGATTCTGCACAGGAAGTGCTAGAAGAAAAGAAACAGGAAGAAGTAAAAAAATCTTGTTCATTCCATCGTTGGGCGAATAGAGATACTGATTTCATTGAAGTCATTATAAAAAAAACCGGTAATAAGATTGTACGTTGTCGGCATTGTGAAACCGAAAAAATGGAAAATAAAAAAGCGCGTTTAATGGAATGGAAAAAAGAGAAAGAAAATGTTACAGATTATTATGTTAGAAAAACGCTTAGAACAGGCAAATCAGGCATAAAAAATCAGGAAATCCCTCAAGAATTAATTGAAGCAAAACGTGCAATCATTCAAATAAATAACCTTAAAAAGAAAATGGAAGAGCCATTAAAAACGTGTTCAGAACATGGAAAATTATTTAGAGAAGAAGTTATTCGTTCAGGCAAATATGCAAATGGTGAACAAAAATGGAAATGCAAACGATGCATGAAAGAAATGCATGATAAACATTATCAATTGAATAAAGCGAAAGTATTGGCAGCTCATGCAAAATATAGAAAAGCTGATCCAGAAAAAGTAAAAGTTTGTAAACAAAAATCTCGTTTAAAACATAGAGAAATTAATTTACAAAAATCTCGCGAACTTTGGCAAAAATGGGAAGAAAGAAACCCAGAAGAAGTCAAACAAGCAAAGAAAAAATTCATTCAAGATTCACGAAGAGAGTTGAATGATTATTATATCAAACAATCAATTGTTAAAAGAACAGGTTTAAAAAGTGCAGATGTACCACAAGGTTTAGTCGAAGCAAAACGCGCTATTATGTTATTAAAAAATGGCGCTAAAAAAAGACTAGATCAAGAAAAAATATTATTATTAAAGGAGAAAAGAAGTGTCGAAGATTAATACTATAGAAGCATTGAGAGATCATGCATTAAATACGCTAGAGAAGCTATCAAATGGTGAAATTGATACAACAGAGGCCGGTGTTACTGGAAAACTCTGTGAAAGCGTTATATCAACGATTAAAGCACAATTAGAATATGCTCGCATGATTGATCAAGAACCACAGATTCTCTTTATGCAGAAAAGTCATTTAGATGGTAAAAAAGTAATTGAAGGAACTCTCAGTCATAAGCAATTAACTAATCAAAAGAAATAAAAAGACGGCCTTCTTATGAAGGCCTAATTAATGTCTAACAACTACTTCAAATGCATAATAACTTTATTTATCTTTTTTACAAGAAGTGTTTTTGCAATTTTCATTATGAAATTTATGTTGTTTCTTAAATGCTTTCAAATTTGTGAGCAAATCAGGCGACATTTCTTTCACTGCATTGAGAGAGCTTATGCGCATTTCTTTATCATTTGTTAAAACACCTATAATATAAGTTTTATAAGCAACTTCTATTTTGCGCGAATCAAAATCAATTATTTTAAATATAGAATAAGGAACTTCTTTTGCGATTGTGAAATTAATTTTTTTTAAATGTGCATCAATTCCATTTATCAAACCATCTCCGTGAATCTTTTCTAAAATATCTTCCACTTTCATTTTAATTCCTTATTAATCAGATTAATGATAGAGTTCTCTAAAGTTAAGGAACATAACATAGGATGAAAATAAATCAAATGAAAAATAATATTTTATTTTATAGAGAAGACGCTGCAAAATACTTAGGGGTTGCATTTACAACAATGAAAGTATGGGCTGTAGAAAGACCAACCAGAATTCCTTATCTACGAGTGGGTAGAAAAGTGCAGTACTTTAAAGAAGACCTAGACAACTATATAAAATCACGTAAAGTTTGTTATAAATAAAGACATTAGCCACCTCTTGAACAAGTGGCTAAAAATATTGGTTTTGGACATCCAGCCCTCAATCCACATACATGCGCTGATTTTCGCATGGGAAGGCGACGATGTAAATACAAAAATAAGGAAATTTCATGTCAGTTGAAAAATTTATACTCAGTAATAAATCAAAAACAATTTCTCAAAACATACCTTTTACTCAAATAAGTAATCATGTAATTAATAATATTAAAAATGGTGATGCCTTTTTGGTTTGGTGTTATTTACTCTCAAAAAGTTCAGATTGGAAAGTTATTAAACAAAATATTAAAAATATTTATGGATTTGGTGATACAAAAATTAAACAAATATTCTCATATTTAAGACGTTCTAACTTAATTTCATATGTGCAAGTGCATTGTGCAAATGGTCAGATTGCACATTGGGATATTCATGTGTTAAATGGGCAAGATTTTATTATTAATCAACAATATAGGTCATCAAATTCAGATGATTCTAGTAATATGCACACCACAGGGTCAGAAATGAACCCAGTGGCAAATGGGGGACTACTAAATAAAGAATTAATAACTAAACAAAAAGAAAAGCTTTTATGTGCATCTGACGATGCACAAGATAAATTTCCAGAATTTTGGGAACTTTATCCCAAGAAGAAAAATAAAATGAAAGCCTTTCAAGAATGGCGAAAAAATAAATGCAATCTTATGGCTGATGAAATTATTACTGATGTGCAAAATAGAATAAAAAATGATCCAGACTGGTCAAATGTTCAATTTATCCCTTTACCGTCCACATATTTACATAATAAACGCTGGGAAGATGACATTAGAGAGGTAACAAATGAAGCAAATAGGGGAAATAGCCAAATTAGTTCTAGTCGAGAAGTGTTCAGAACAGGCTCAAGCATCCTCAAAGGATGGTAAAAGAATATCCTATCCTCTTTGGTTAAGAGATATTTTTACAATGTTTGCCGCAATTTATGGTCAATTATGGCTAAATCAATTTATTGATGAAGAAATGACCGAGGTTATTAAGCGCACATGGTGGATGTTACTTAAAGATTTTGAACAAATAGAAATTAATGTAGCTGCTGAAGAAGTATATAAAAAATTTGCCTATCCCCCTAAGCCCGCACAAATGCTAGAGATTTTAAAGTTTAATCGAAATAGAAGAAAAGATAATGAAACTTTTAGGATTTTAGATGAAAAGCGATTATTACCTATGCCACAAAAAGCGCCGGATAGTTTAGAAGTTCTCGAAGCTAAGGCTAAAATGTGGGACAACTTAGGGCTAATACTAAGAGCCACAAAGGTTCGTGATGAAATTCAAGCAAGGATTGCAGAATGCGAAAAACAGTAATCTGTGTAAATTACAATCAAATGACATTAGAAGAAAGAAAGCAATATTGGGAAAATTTCAAAGAACTATCAAAATCAGTCTCGCAAGTGGCCGAAAAACAAAATTCTAAGGCATTAGGAGGCGACATTTTAGAAAAATAATAGCAGAGTAGTGGGTATATTTTAAAAATGCCAAGGAGGGCCTTTAAAATGTCAAAATTCCCTAAGCGAGTTGATCAGAATCAAAAGCATATTGTGAAGGCATTCCGAGAACTTGGTGCCAGTGTTCAAATTTTAAGTGAAGTAGGTAAAGGATGCCCGGATATTTTGGTCGGTGTAGACGGTAAAAACTATTTATTTGAAATTAAGAATGGGGAAAAACCACCGTCTGGTCAAAAATTAACTGAGCCTGAGCAAGTTTTTTTCGATACATGGAAAGGTCAAGTAAAAGTAATCAACTCAATTGCGGATGTAGTGCATTTCATGGATTATTTTAAAAGTTATGATAAGCTCAAATAACTAGACCACGGAAGGCTAAATAAAAATGAGTGATTATCTATTGGCAATCGCATTTATTTTAAAAAATGAAGGCGGTTTATCACAAAATCCACATGATAAAGGTGGTATTACTAATTTTGGTATTTCTTTACGTTTCTTAAAAAGTCTTAGTCCAGAGACACTTAAATCTTATGGCATCTTTGGAGAAATAAATGAACAAACCATTATTGAATTAAAACAATATCAAGCATCAGATATTTATCATGGCGAATTTTGGTCTCATGCGCCCTTTGAAAAAATTGGTAATCAAGAAGTTGCAAATTTTGTATTTGATATGGCTATTAATATGGGTATATCACCTGCTATTAAATGTTTACAGCGCGCTTTATGGTCTGTCAGAAAAAGACGTGATTTAGTAGACGATGGAATTTTAGGTGAAAAAACATTAAGCGCTATTCAATTGTGTGGGTTTTTAGTTTTACCCGCCATGCGTTCAGAGAGAGCAGGCTATTATAGATTAATCGCACAAAACAATGTGGAAGAACAAAATAATCTTAATGGATGGCTACGGAGAGCTTATGAGTCTACCTAATGAATCTAATCAATCCACTGTTAATTTGCATGATCATATCCCAACTATTCTTGCGGTCGGTTTTTTAAGTATTTATGCATTGGTACAAATTTATTGTGTTATGCACAGCACAAGCGCTAATGATATTATTAGCGCCCGCTTGCAAGATGTAGTGATTATGATTGTTAGTTATTATTTTGGAAGTAGCCATAGGGAAAAACCGACCCAACCTTGACTGTTCCATGAAACATAAATAAAGCGCATAGAACAATATTTTTGCTGTCTGTAATAATATATTCTATGCGATATTTGTCTTTACAATTTAACTGTCTGTTAATGTCTTTTATGCACTGAAAACCTGCTTGTCTAAAGATAATAATATTGTCTTTTATTACGCGTGTGTATTCCTTTACTTTCATAAATTAAAGCCTTTGAAGTAGTTGTAATTTTATTTATTTTATTTTAAGTAATTCATTGAGATTTTTTTTCTCAATAAAGAAAATAGCAATCTCAACGACTTTAGCCATTGAGATTCGTATTTTTGATTCTTCTGTAAAACGCTGTGAAAGTTTTTCAATTGTATTCACTGCATTTTTTGATAAGCGAAAACTTTTCATTTCACTAGCAATTATTGGTTTATTCATAATTTCATTCCTTTTAAATCTTCAATAGTTTTTTGATGAGAGGCAAGGAGGCTTTCTAAAATAATAGATGTATAGACAAGAAATCTTTCAATATCAATACCACATTTTTCACGACCTCTATTTATTAAAATTTCCATGCATTCCCGGCCCACTTTCTTTAAAAATTCTGAATCTTCTTTATTAATTTTCATTATTTGATTCCCTTGCTTTTTAATAGTTCAAAATAAAGAGGTTTAATCTTGCCTTGAAGATTTGTTTTTCTGTGAAACCATCCATTAACAGTGCCTTGAGATACTCCTAATACTTTTGCTAAATCTAATTGCTTAAAACTATTACGTTTCATTATATTTAACATCTTCTTTACATCCCGCGTTTCTAACATTTCTTGTTTTATTTTTACTTTACCTGTACCCCCGCATCGATTGCAGGGTTTATAAATCTTTTCTCTCATTCTTTAGTAGCCTTTTCTAAATATTTTAACGATTGTTTAATTTGTTCCATAAAGCCTAATGTCTCGTTCAAATCCCATTGAACATAATCAAGTTGATTCTCAATATCACGTTTTTTAGATTGCATGTGTTCCACTTGCGCATCTAAATGTTCTAGATGATTACGTAATATTTTAAGAGGTGATAATAATAGATTTTCTGCTTCGTGCCTGATTCTCACTTTTGTCATGCGTCTAAATACCTTTTTAGTTTCATTAGGGTTTGTTCCATAGGCTAATTGATTACGCGCATCACTTGCCATTTTTTGTGCTTCACCGAGTGTAATATCTCCAAACCTACCAAACGATAAACTATATTCTTTGCCGTCAAAACGATATTTCATACGAAATAGTTTAGAGCCATTAGGTTTAACAAGGATATAAAGACCGCGCTCATCAAATAATTTATAGGCTTTAGCTCGTAGTTCAGCATCTTCTATTTGCCTATTATTCAATGCCATTAATTACTTTCCCCATTAGCATTAAACGGACACCATGTGCAATAACCACTCAGCACATTCATTGCATAGTTTTCACGCTCACAGCCCGGACAGCGTGTAACACATATATGTCCTTTGCGTTCGCCTTCTTTGGGAATAAACCCGCTTCCTACATGCTTCTTTGCCTTATTAAAGTAATAAATATCATCTGAATCACCTACATTTCTTATTTGTATTTCCGTTGTGAAATTAGCTTTATCAGCTTTTTTATACATTTCTGCTTTTTGTTCATCTGTTAATTCACTCATTTATTTTCCTCCCTTCTTTGCAATATATTACTAATCATTCTAACTATCTCTTCTAGATTCTCAGTAGGTGCTTGGCATAAAGCGTCATAAACATCCTGCCCACAATCTACATCTAATAATGCCTCAACTATATTTGCTGCTTTTTTACCGATCATATCTTTTTCTTCCCATTCCCATGTGTTAGTTTGTCTGATAATTCTTACTTTAGAGGTTGGATAATAACGGGCTAATTGTTTAGCCATATTTTCATGCTTCACAAAAGCTATTGTGCCGTACATTATCCTTTCTTTTGGGTTTTCACATTCGTAAACTTCATACCAATAACTCATAAATATTTATCCATACATTAATCACCTCTTAATTATTTGAAATTCTATTGTACTTAAATGAGAGTCTATTGAGATCAATTCATCACTTATTTTTCCCAATCCAACGAACAATATTACACCTATAAATATCAACATTAATGTGTTCATAGTTCATCCTCATATTCTTCTATCATTTCTTTACTCATGATATTTAATTCTTTCTTTGTATAAGCTAAAGTGCTACCACAACATATATATGCGTTATTTTTACTATCCCATTCATAAATCATACCTGTTTCTATACGATATCTATTGATTTTCACTATTTAATTCCTCTTTGATCATCTATAGGTATTAATTCGTAAATCCATTCATCTTGAATATTGTCATTATTAATACCTAATAAAAAATCTGACATATTAAAACCATCTCTTGATATTGACTCGGCTTTTTCTCGTGCTTCATGCTCGTTTTCTGCTTCAACCTCAATACTATGGAATACATTTAAAGTTCTTTTAAATAAAACAGAATATTTACTCATCTTCATTTTCCTTTTCTTCTACAATTTGTCTAGCAACTTCTTCTACAGCGTACCAACACAATAGATTCTTAAATTGATCACCGCTTCCTACATTCTTTTGTCCATTAAATGAAGCTATTAATTCCATGAGAGTCATTCCTGCATTTTCTGCATCTTCGTATAGCATGTCCCATATTTGCACCTCAAACTCATCATAGAACTTAACCGTATCAGTGTAATAAACAAGCTGACCAAATCCTGAAACCATCCCATGATTAGTAATATTAACTATTGTGTCGTACTCATAGTTCTCTAGTACCCATTCTTTAATTGTTTTCATAATTATTTCTCTTCTCGATCTTAATTACATATTCTTCACCATCAATATAAAAACTATTCCATCTACCTATTAAGACGTTATCTTTAACTACTGTTATTGCAGCTTCTAACTTAACTTTCTCTTTATCACTCATCAGTTAAACCCTTTTATTACTGGCTTAGCGCTTATTACATCCACTTTAAAGCCTAATTTCTCTATCACCTTAAGGTCATTAACACTAAAGGTACACTTACCTGTTAATTCAGCGAATAAGCGCCCCGTAGGGCACTCAGAGTAGATGTTATCGTTACCGAACTTATTACGTACTTGTATTTGTACTATCTTCATTACTTCACCTCTATTAAACGTACTCGATAACTATATGCACCATATTTGTTATCTAATCGATCAACCGCACGTGATGCGGATTCTCTTGTTTTATATATTCCAACTCGCACGTTACCTTGACGATAATTAATTACTTCGTACATTTATGCGCTCCTCTTTAAGTCTTCTAAATTAGCAGTTTGTAGTTGTAAGCGTAAATGTTGTGCATAGTCTTCAAGGGCTCTTAATTCACCAATATTTAGGTATTTCATGTTGTGAGTCACTAGTTGTATTCGTTCATTGCTTGTTAACATAATTTAATCTCACTGTGTTGTTGTTGATGAGATGCATTATATACTATGTCATAGCTATGTCAATACAATATTATAACTAATTTAATAGATAATCTAAGTACATTGATTGATATAGTCTTATTGATTAAACTTAGATAATTAATAAGGAATAAACTCATGTCTTTAGTCAGATGTACTATGTGTAGAGGGCTTAAAACCTATGCGCCTCTAGGTGGAATCATTATTAAGTGTATTATGTGTGATGGAATAGGTTTCATTGAATCAGATGCACCTCAATTACCTATTCTTAATCCATTTGATAACACTCATGTATGGACTACTAATGATGATCAAATACTAAAGAAGAAAAAGAAGAAGAGACGCAAGAATACTAATCCAATACTAGATACATTAATAACACGTGTTGATAATGCTACTACAGTGTAATGATATGTATATACTGTTGAATGAGTACAAGAAATGTATGAGAGATTACTTTCGCCTTTTTAAGCGTGGTCACAATGGATAAACTAACAGAAAGACAGTCATTATTTGTATTAAACTACATCAAATCTGGTTATAACGCATACAATGCTGGTATTGCATCAGGTTACAGTGAGCAATACTCACGTACTAATGCATCTAAGTTACTTAATCATCCTATTATCTTTGAGCACATACTGAAAGCACACCAAAGATCTGAAATGGAAAAGATGGAAGAGCTTAAGTGTGCAGCAAGTGATATGGCTGTGAAGTTGTTACGTATCATAGATGACATCATGCCTGAAGAAGGTGAGATTAAGCGTACACACTATCGTCATGCATTAGCAGCCATTGATATGCTTAACAAGATGAGAGGATCTTACGCGCCAGCTAAATCATTCACTGTGAATGTAGAAACAACACATAAGAGATTGAAAGATGCAAGGCAAGCATACGATGAATATTAATGTAAGTAAGTATTAATAATGTATTGACAGTGTATATATTAGTTGATATCATGAGTACATATTAACTAATGAAGAGATTAAGACAATGATCATAGCAGAAGCAATATTCTTTACCTTATTCATCAGTACGTTATTACTTGGATTTGTTTTAGTGTTGGTCTCAACTATAAGATAAGTGTTTGGAGGGTGGGGGACCACTCCCGATGCATCTACAAATCTAGCCGGGTCTTTTAGCGGTTCTTAAGTCTGGCTTATACCGAACAATATAATCATTATTATGAAAAGTAGTAATTATCTTGAAGTATATAAACACATTTTAAAAATTTGGAAAAATATATGTTTGAAGAATTTAGTTTAGAAGGGTTATTAGAATTAGAAAAAGAATTAAGTATAATTTTAAAGAAAAAAAAGAAGAATTATTAAGTGGGGAAATAAAAGGAATGAGTAAAGAAGTTATGGAAAAATATAGAGATATGATTAAAAATTTATCTAAAAGGTAAAAAAAATGACAATTAATGTTGAAGAATTAAATTACAATATTTTAGAAAATATAATAAATAATTTAGAAAATATAAAACAGATTGAAGCAGATTTAATAATTCAGATGTGTATCCATGTTTTGAGTGGTAATAAAAATAAACATGACATTTTAGATGTGTTTAAAAAACAGGTAGATCGATTTATAGAAAAAAAAATAGAAAGTTCATTTCCTAAAGAAATAGATCAATATAAGATACTTAAATATTATGTAAATAAAACACAATAGATCATATATATTTTAACACACTCTATACAACAAACATTGTTATAACATCAAAGTATATCGATGTCAATAGGATATATATGACAGTATGTGTGAGACATTCGCCATAGGTGATAATTAGTATGTTAGAAATACTCGGAATTACGTTATTAGTATTAAGTATGATCATATTATTGATGATGGGTGGTAATGTGATTCTGTTTTTTTATAAGGTAATGATGGATCAGTGGGAAGAAATTAAGGAAAGTAGAAGATGAGTTATTTAAATGAAGTGATTACTGAACAGCGAGATTATATCGAACGTGTGCAGCAAAAGATCGTAGGATTAGAAGAAGAGTTAAGAAGATATAGAGAAATGTTAGGGGTAAGACAGGTTATTTTAGAAAAGACGTTGGGGTTAATGGAGGACTGAAAGTCATGGATGGATTTGAGGATGTGTGTCTTATATGTGGTACTAAACACCATATAACGAAGTTAGAATATATATGTGCGCCTTGTGGTATTAAAAAAGGAGGTGAATGGTTTGATGTGAACAAGAAGACACCTAAAGATTATAAGCCTTATTTATGTATGGTTCGATCTAATGATATGGGTAAATCTTTTCCTTGGTTAGAGATTCTGCATTACGATTTTAATAAGAATGAATGGGCATATAATGATATGAGTTCTTGTGCAAAAGAAGGAGTGAGCTGGATGACGACATGGTGGAGCGTAATGCATTGGATGGAATTACCAGAGATGCCGAGATGATTGAAAAAGATAAATGGATTAAGGAAATGCTAAATTTTATAGAAAGAGATCAAATGTGTGACCAAACACAGTTGGTTAAATATGAAGAAATTATTGCAGAGCTTGAAGATAAGATGCGTCAAAGAGCGTTGGTAATGAATAAATTAAAAGAAATTCCAATCAGAAATTAGTTTACATCCCATTGTCTAAGGTTAATAATAGTTAATTTTAAGGGATTATTATGAATGACATAAAGAATCAAATTGTAATGGATATCTTAGGTAAGTTTATTCCTACACTAGGTAAAGAGATTGAAGATAAATTGATGAGTCTTGGATTAGGTGAATCTCATGAATTTAATGCGCTCATTTCTATAGCGGCCTCTATTGTAGGCACTATTGTTAATAATTTTACTAATCCAGTAACTAAGGATTTGGCAAGTGTGATTTTGTCTAGCACAATTATGAATCAATTTCATTCTGTAGTCATTGAAGCGAATAAAAGTAGTAATAATACTATTATTAATACAAAAAGTACGGTGAATTAAATGGAAGATGAAATAAAAGTAAGTGTTGAGCAGGGTAGTTTCTTGAATAAAGAGCAGAAACAAATTAAACAACTTATTATGGAGAAATTGTTAACTGATTTATTTGAAACACTTTATGCGAATGTTGATAAATTTGATGACCAGGCATCTGCTGATTTATTAATAGCCTGTATTATTATGTTTAGTAGAGAATCTATTGTAAGTTTTATTCAAGGATCTAATCTACCAGATAGTCTTGATATAAAGATGCGTTTTGCAGACGGTATTTTATCTACTATTAGAAAAGAAATTGAAGAAAAGTTAAAGGAATAGCATGGAAGATTTAGAATTTAAATCATTTGGAAAGATCCTGCATATTGGTAAGCTTTACATGAGTATTACTCAGAAACTACACGGGAGTAATGCGCAAATACTTATAGAAGAAATCGATTGCGGAGATTTAGGTACAAATTTTCATATAAAAGCAGGATCGAGAAATCGTTGGTTGACTATTGAAGATGATAATTATGGTTTTTGTAAATGGGTAATGGAAAATCAATTAGATCTTTATGCTACATTAGGACCCGGACGCCATTATGGTGAATGGTGCGGTCCCGGTATTAATTCTGGTGAAGGATTAAAGCAGAAGACGTTGTGCCTGTTTAATTGGCGTAGATGGGTAGGCAAACAGTTGCCAGACCAAGTAACGATTGTTCCTGTGCTCTACAAAGGCGCTATTTCTCTTGATGCAGTCACTAATGCAATGGAACAGTTGAAGACAGAAGGTTCATTCCTTGTGTCAGGATTTATGAAGCCAGAAGGTGTTGTTGTAGAGTTGGATGGACAATTCTACAAGAATGTCTTTGATCTCGAAGAAGTAAAGTGGAATGAAAAAACGAAGAGAGTTTGTGACAAACAAGAGATGGATGTGTCGCATTTATTGCAGCCCTTGCGTCTTGAGAAGCTGCTTTCTCGTGATGAAAAATATATTAGGGATTACCCTGCATCGATTAGTAGTATTTGCTCTGGTTACGTGCAGGACTTGGAAGACGAAAAGCAGTTCAAAGCAACGAATGATGATGAATTGCGACTTGAGAAGAAAGCACTTGGTAGGCAGATCTACTTTTTTATTAAATCTATAATGAGCGCATACAATGAATAAAGCAGAAATGAACAGAGATGAATATCTTCAATATTGTAAAGAAAATGCATATAAACAATATAATTTTGATATTTGTGGAAATAAATTATCTCAGCCTGATAAGGCGTTTATTAATGCCGCAACTACTATGATATGTGATCTAGCAAAACATCCAGAGACTATTCAGTCATCTGAAGCTTGTGCTTTATTGATTCTAACTGTTGATGATTATTCTTCTATGAAAAGATTTATTGATGGATTTAACTAATGTCTGAAACCTGGTTTATCGCTGATACCCATTTTGGGCATAAGAATATTTTAGAATATGAGAAAGAACATCGGCCCTTTGCGACCGTGGAAGAAATGAATGAGCAGCTTATCAATAATTGGAATAATGTGGTCGGTGCAAAAGATCGCGTGTATCACCTTGGTGATTTTTGTTTCGGTAAAGATAATATTGGATTGGCTGCTCGTCTCAAGGGGTCTAAACGTCTTATTCTGGGAAATCACGATACGTACCCTGCTAGTGAGTATTTTCACCATTTTGATAAACTGCATGGCACTATATTTTGGGAACATTGCATTTTAAGTCATGTTCCAGTCCATCCTGATAGTTTGGGTAGCCGCTGTTTTATGAATGTGCATGGGCATTTGCATAGTAAAAATATAATGATGTGGGTTCCATATGAAACAGGCTCTATGAGTAAAATAGGAAGAATGGAAATTAAAGATGAAAATTATTTTAATGTCTCATGCGAACAAAATAATTTAACACCGATCAATGCAGATATTATAAGAGCTAGAGTAAAGGAATTTTTGTAATGCCATGTACTGATTATAGAGAAGAGTTACCTTTAACGATGAAAAATATAAAAGATATAGCGATAAAGAATATAACTATATTAGCTGTTGAAGCTGATATTTATAAAACCAAAACAGATCATGTAACGGATATGTTATGTCAAATATTAACTATATTAGAAGCCGGTAAATTTGTTGATGGAACAGGATTGATAAGTCGTCTACCTTTTGATATTCAAGAATGGTGGAAGAATCACAAAATGTTTGATCAAAAAAGAAAATAGCCCAAGTAGCACAATGGTAGTGCAGCTGCTTTGTAAGCAGTTGGTTGTGGGTTCGACTCCTTCCTTGGGCACCATATTGGAGAAAGTAATGAGCTGTAATTGCGATTGTCATGATAATGAAGAATATGACCAAGAAGTTTTACAAGAAGCATATATACAAAGATGGTTTCTTGGTCTAAGAGATCAGAGAATGAGATTTAGAGAATTACAAGATCAATGTGCACTCCTCGCACAGAATCAATACGCACAATCAGGATTAATAGAATATCGTCGTCTTGAAGATCGCATTACGACTGCATTTATGGAATGGGAAAAGAGTATTGATGGAATGCATGAAAGAATAAAGAAATTAGAGGACAAGAATGAAGTACAGAATTAAATATATGGGTGATTATTATATTATTCAAAGAAAAGGAAAGTTTTTTTCTTTCTGGAAGAATATACAATTTCTAAATTTCACAAGTGAAGCTTGTCTTTATATAAATAAATTAATGGCAGAAGATAAATGAAAACTCTTTGGGATTTAGTCTGTGATGTTGAATATAGCAAGAGGATTAAAGAATTAGGATATTCGCGTCCTTCTTATTTTATCTATATTAAAATGGAAGACTCAATAGGGCTAAATGGAGAACCTATTAAACGTTGTTGGGGTCTGATATATATTCATGAATATCATAGTATTTCTGAAGAAGAAGGATTTAAGAAGGAATATTATGAAATTTATCCTGCTTATACTGTGGGTGAACTTGCAGAAGATTTCCCTAATGAAATTCCATTTTTAGATGATGGTGAAGAAGATATTTCTTTTCTGTTAAGTGGAAGAAACTTAAATGGTGAGTGGTGGGTTAACTATACCAATGGTTTTAAAGATGAAAAAGAAGCAAATGCACGCGCAAAGATGTTGATTTATTTATTAGAGAATGGCTTAATTAAACCGTAATTGCGAGATAGAGCAGTCTGGTAGCTCGCTTGGCTCATAATCAAGAGGTCGTCGGTTCAAATCCGACTCTCGCTACCATTTATTTAAGGATCGTCTAACTGGTAGGACACCAGACTTTGACTTTGACAATGGTGGTTCGATCCCATCTCCTTAAAGATTTATAAGGGTGTGGCTCAGAGGTAGAGCATCTGCTTTGGGAGCAGAAAGTCATAGGTTCGATCCCTATCATCCTTAAGTATTGGCATATAGCTCAGTTGGTAGAGAGAACGACTGTTAATCGTTAGGTCCCTGGTTCGAGTCCAGGTATGCCAGAAAGTTTATGACGGGAGCGTCCCACTATACGCGTGTGGGTAAGGTTTACATACTACTCCTACCAGCCGATCAGACCACCTGATCTCCTGTCGCCCATTATTGATTTAACAAGGATGTTAAATTGGAAGTTAAAGACCTCTCTAAGGAAAGAGAGCGTCTATCAAGATCCCTCATGGGATTTACGCAAGATTTCTATTATTTGCGTACGGGTAGACGTTTTGAACTATCAGAGCCAGATGGCCGCGAATCCCATTATATAACCATTTGTCGGGCATTAGTCCGAGTAATGAAAGGCGAATGTAAACGTCTTATCATTAATGTACCTCCTCGCTATGGTAAAACCGAATTAGTTATTCATTTCATCTCTTGGGCACTTGCACAATTTGCAGATGCAAACTTTCTCTATGTGTCATACTCACTCGGTTTAGCAAAAAAACAGACTAAAACGATTCGCCAAATTGTTTCTATGAATGAATTTAGAGACATCTTTGGAATAGGGATGTCTGATGAGACGAGTGCACAAGGGAATTTTGAAACTACTAAGGGAGGTACGGTTTATGCAGCAGGAGCCGATGGGGAAATTACGGGTCGTGGAGCTGGTATTAAAGGTTGTGATCGCTTTGGCGGTTGTATCGTTATCGATGACATCCATAAGCCTAGCGAAGTCACTTCAGATACTATGCGACAATCAGTCAACGAGTGGTACTTTAACACTTTACAGAGTCGATTAAATGATCCTGATAACACGCCTATTATTTTTATTGGACAAAGGCTTCATGAAGATGATCTAGCGGGCAATTTGATTAAAACAGGTGATTGGGAAACAGTTATTATCCCAGCACTTGATGCAGTAGGAAATCCGCTTCACCCAAAAATGCATAGCAAAGAAGCTCTTGCGAAAATGCAAGACACAATGCCATATGTTTATTCCTCTCAATATCAACAAGATCCACTGCCAGCAGGCGGTGGTATCTTTAAACCGGATTGGTTTTTTCAGACTGAAGAAGAGCCAGACATTCTTTGTACTTTCATTACAGCTGATACCGCCGAAACTGACAAATCCTACAATGATGCGACAGTCTTTAGTTTCTTTGGTCTCTATAAAATTCGTCAGGGAGAAATTGAAACCGACCTTGTTGGTCTTCATTGGATTGATTGCGTAGAGCTACGGATAGAACCGAAAGATCTTGAATCAGAGTTCTTAGCGTTCTACGGAGCATGTATGCGATACAGAGTGAGGCCCCGAGTTGCAGCGATAGAAAGAAAATCAACAGGTGTGACATTAATCTCAGTCCTTAAGAATGTTCGCGGTTTACAAGTCATGGATGTGGAGCGTACCAAATCATCTGGTAACAAGACAACACGTTTTTTAGAGATACAACCCTTTATTGCAAGTCAGCAGATATCAATTCCAAAAGATGCCAGACATACGCCAATGGTTTTAGAACATATGCGTAAGATTACAGCGAACGATTCGCATAGACATGATGATATAGCAGATACTTTGTACGATGGAATAAAGTTAGGCATAATAGACAATGTTATTATGAGCTACAACCCACAACGCCTTCAGGATGATGAGCGTGTAGCACGAGGTATTATGGGCGGATTTCAACGTCTACTCGAATTGAGAAGTAAGCGATATCGTTAAGTCTACTGAAAAGGATTTCAGTTATGTCAGAAGTGGCACAAAAGTATAAAGATCAAATTGATCGTCTAAAAAAATCAGTTAGACATACCTACACTTATTTCCAACCGAATTATCGTAGATTTAATGAGTTCAGACGTTTTGTATTTGATACGACTCTGACTGATGACGATAAGATGGTGCTCGATTCTCTTAAAAAGCCTCAGATTGAATTTAACATTGGTGAAGCTTATATCAGTCGGCTTCGCGGTGAATTCTCAAAGCAAGAGCCATCAATCAAAGTCACAACCGATGATGGGGTTAAAGTTGATGCTGAAACAGTCCGAGTTGTAGAAGATCATCTTCGTCATATTATCTTCGATGCTAATAAGAATAGCTGTGAGTACAATGTTTATACAGATATTCTCAGTGGTGGTTTCTCAGCTATTAAAATATGGACTGAATATGCAAATCCTATGTCATTTGAGCAGGTCATTAAATTCGATAGAGTTTACGATCCAACATTGGTTGGATTTGATCCACTCGCCAGAACACCGCATAAAGGTGATGGCAGATTTTGCTTCGAGTTATTTCCTAAATCGAGAGAAGAGTTTGAAGAAGACTATCCAAATATTGATCTTACTGAGATTGATTTTACAAGAAATGTAGATGGGTTCAATTGGTCTTACAGCAATAATCAAGAAGACATTCTTTTATTATGCGATTTCTATGAGAAGAAAAAGAAGAAAGTAAAGATTGTTAGATTAGTTAATGGCTTTGTTATGGAAATGGCAGATTACAAATTGTTCCTAGAAGCATGGGATGCTGCAGGAATGATTGAGCAACCTCCAGCTATTAAAGGCAAACCCCGTTGGACAGAAATTGAGACTATTTGCCGTTATCGTTTCATTGAGAATATGGTGCTTGAATATGTAGAAACCGATTATCCAGCGCTGCCTATTGTATTTGTTGATGGTAATTCAGTGGTGATTCGTGAAGGGACTAATCAAGGTTCTTTCATTCAAATGACACGTCCTTACATTTATAATTTGAAAGGATTGCAACAACTTAAGAACTTTGCTGGTCAAACACTTGCGAATGAGCTAGAAAATTTAGTTCAACATAAATTTAAAGTTGCTAAGGAGTCATTGCCGGATGAACAATCCTATCTTGATGCCTACACAAACATTCAACTTGCTAATACACTTGTTTACAAAGCCTTCAAAGATAACGATCCCAAGATCCCTGTCCCACCACCAATGGAAATACAACGCGTTCCACCACCTGGGGAAGTCATCAGTACCTTTACGCTTGTGGATCAGATGGCGCAATCTATATTGGGGTCATATGATGCTGCTCTCGGTATTAACGATAATCAGCTTTCAGGAACAGCGATTGTAGAAGGTGCAACGCAATCGAATGCCGCTGCAATGCCCTATATTGTTGGGTTCATGCAGGCATTATCACAAGTGGCACGCATCATTACTAATTTATTACCAAAATATTACAAATCGCCTAGAACTATTCCAGTTGTAAGACAGGATGGTTCAAGGGATTTCCAAAAGATTAATCAACAAGGTGGTATTAGTTTTAATTATGATGAAAATGCATTAAATGTGAAAGTCGAAGCAGGTGTTAATTTCTCGATTCAAAAAGCGCGGGCGCTCCAGCAAATCATGATGATGACGCAAGCGTCCCCAATTTTCGGTCAGTTTATTAATGCGAAAGGCTTGAAAATTATCTTAGATAACTTTGAAGTGAATGGACTTGATCAATTAAAGCAATCTGCTGATGAATTTATGCAAGAAATGGCCCAACAGCAACAGCAGCAACAACAGCAACAAATGGAACAAATGAAAAATAATCCAATCATGATCAAGGCACAAAATGAGAGGATGAAAATTCAAATGGACGGTCAGCAAGATCAAGTTGAAAATCAGATCAAAGCTGCTGAACTTGCAATTGAAAAACAAGAAGCAGATACTCATTTTATGAAAGTGCTTGCTGATATGCAGAATGCAAAAGCTGCACAAGCCGCACAAATGGCAAAAGCACAAGCAGAGGAAACACGCGCTGCAGTTGATCTTGCGATTAAACATGCTGATATGAAGCACACACATGAATTAAGTCACAAACAGTTTGAACATGATGTCTCAATAGCGAAGAAGGAGGCGAGAAATGAAGGCATGTCCGAATGAGAAAAGAGTTGTTAAACAAAAACAATTGAAGCAAATGGAAAAGAAAATAAAACGTGAAGATCGCAAAGAAGATGATAAAATGTACGTGCGCAAGCGTAAAAAATAGGAATTTTTTACTAACTTAAAGGATTAAGACAATGAAAAATATTTCTGATCATGCTCATTCAATGCATAAAGGTCCTCATCATGACAAATACATGCATTCCGATAATCGTTTACAAGTTAAAACCAGTAAAGCTGATGGCAAAGAACTGGGTGATAAAAGTCATCTTAAATCTTTAATGGGCGAACCCCATGGAGCCGATGTGTCAGGTCATAAAGGTAAAATGCACTGGTAAATTCTAATGCCGCTATATGGCGGCATTCTTTTAAGGATGAAGACATGAAAAAAAGCAAAAAAGCGCCACCAAAAGGCAAAGTTATTCCTGATAGCAAACCTGAAAATGGTTACAAGAAAGATGCGAAAGCCGCTGAGTTTTCTCGCAAAGCAGACAAAAAATATAAGCCAAAAAAATGAATATAGAACTTGTAACTTGGATTGATAGTTATGGATGCTCTCCCGTTTGGATAGATCCAGAAGAAATTCATTGTGCAGCTCATTATTGTTTTTCTGTAGGGTATATTTTAAAGGAATCTGATGAAGCAATAATTGTAGCGCCACATTATTCTCCTAAGAATAAAGTAATAGGAACTAATGAATGTGTGTGCGGAGAAATGACTATTCCTAAAGTATCTATTATTTCAAGAAAGATTATACAAGGTGAATAATTAATTATGATAATGCAATTAAATCCACCTATTCCTCTTGATACACCAAAAGGTCCAGGTATTGCATTGCTCATGATTGATTATGGGCAAGAATTTAATTTGATGTGGATCGTTGTAATTGATGCAACAGGAGAAATATGGACGTTTCAAAACCCTCAAGTTCGAGCACAGAAAAATATCACTATGGGAAGATTAGTAAAATGAGTGGATGTCATTCGCCATATACTGTTGGCAATCTAGCATTTAGCCCCCAGTGTCCTTGTCCCTGTCATTGGGGAGATGTAATGTGCAGTTGTAGTTGCCATAATATTTATTATGGAAGAGTAAATAATGTTAAACCCATTAGAAATTTAGCAGATGATTTTGTTAAAGAGAGGGAACAAACAATTATGCATGAAATGAAAGATATGGAAGATAGAATTAAGCGTCATGTTACAGAATGTAAACGTCAAGTCATCAAAGAAATTCAAACTATTTTCAAAAAAGAAGATCCCATCGTTCATCCAATCAAGGAAGTGAAAAATGATAAATGAAATACCAAAAGATATTTTAAGTAGTATGATCGGTAAAATCAGTGAAGTCATGGGAAACATGGATAAGTTCCAAGATTCGCGTTCAGGTTCGATTGCTTTTACAAAATTGGAAGAAGCCATGATGTGGTTACAAGTCATGGTGCATAACGTGCCATTGAAACCATTAATGCAAGATGTAAAAGTTGAAGAAAGAGACACTATACCCGTTGACACAGAAGAATAGTTATTGTTAGGCTCATTCTTAAGCAGCTATGCCACAATAATAGTCGTCCACTTTAGACGTTAAATAGAGGCAACATCACCGTGACGGGGCAACAGTCGGAAACATACAGGGAAATTTGCTAATGGATTTAGCGGAAGGGAATCAAGTTCAGAATAATGTACCAAATGGTGTACCAGCTCAGGCACAAGGAGTGCCAGAAGAGAAGGTACTAAAACAAAGTGAAGTAAATGAGCTGCTCGTTCGACTTAAGCATGAAGCTTATGAGAAGGGCAAAATGGAAGCGCAGGCAATACATGCACAAGCTCAGCCCCAACAGGCTCAGCAAATGGGTGGAATGCCACAGATCACGGATGATCATGTTCGGCAATTAATTGCTGACGAAGCGCAGAAACAATCTCAGATGCAGGGAGTGCAACAAACACTTTCTAACTTTGTGGACCAAATGGGATCAGGGAAGGAAAAATATTCTGATTTTGACGAGACTGTTGCTAAGTTAGGAAACCTTCAACACATTCCTCACATTGTGAAGATGGCAGCAGATACAGGGATGTCTGGGGATGTGATGTACGAACTCGGAAGGAATCCGGGTAAGGTTGCCTCGCTCACTACACTCTCGTATATCAATCCCCATCTCGCCGAACAGGAGATGAAGAAACTTGTTGATTCGATTAAAGCGAATCAAGAAGGGAACAAAGAAACTTCAGCTGCTGAACCACTTAGTCAAGTTAAACCCTCCACAGTTGGCACAGATAATGGCTCAAACAGTGTCCGGGACTTGCGCAAGAAGGCGATGTATAGAGGTTAGTTCCGTAACATAGCTTAGCCGTTATCTCCAAAAAAAATGGACTTTTTTAACTTGGAGAAATGGATATGGCTCTGCCTACCAATATTTTACAGCAGGTACAAACGTATCAAAGAAGTAACCTTGCGTTACTTGAAAACTTAAATTGCTTTATGAACATCTCAAATACTCGTTTCAAAGATTTTGAGAAGATCACTGCGAATTTAGGTTCCGTTGTTACTTTCGATTTACCACCCCGCTTTACAACAGCGCAAGGTTTGGTTGCATCATTCCAACCAGCTGTTCAACGCGTTTTATCGCTTACTTGCGATCAAGCAACAAATACTTCCTATGCGTTCACTGCACAAGAAAGAATTTTTAACGTTGAAAAAGATACTGAAAGTTACATGGAATTATTCGGTCGTTCTGCCGTTGCAGAAATGGGCGCGAATATCGAAGTCAATCTTGCATTAAATGCAAATTCTTCTGTTCCAGTTAATACAGTTGTAAATGGACAAACAGTTGCAACAGGTGCTTTGCATACTGAATCAGGCCCATATCGTTTCTTCGGTGATGGTTTAACACCAATCAACTCTTTCCAACAACTTGCTCAAATGATTGCGAACTTCAAGAACTTCGGTTCGGTTCAGCAAGGCATTAAAGTTATTTTACCAGATGTGAACATTCCACCTATCGTGGGTTCTGGTTTAAATCAATTTGCGCCAAATCGTAATAACGATATCGCAATGAGCTGGGAAGTGGGTGAGTTCGGAACACCGCCTGTTATGTATTATCAATCCAATTTACTACCTACACAAATTGCAGGTACTGTTGGTAATAGCGCGCAAACATTAACTGTTCTTTCAACCAATGATCCAACAGGTGCGAGCATCACTCAAATTACTTTTAGTGGTGCGACTGTTGATGATGCCAATGCAATTCACATTGGTGACTTATTACAGTTCCAAGATAATGTAAGCGGACAACCTAACTTACGTTTCTTAACCTTCATTGGTCATACTGTTTCAGCACAACCTTTACAAGTTCGCTCTGTTACAAATGTTGTAGCAGATGGTTCAGGTGATGTTGTTGTAACAATTCAACCTCCTCTTCAATCAACATCAGGCGGAACACAAAATATCAACAATAACATTGTTGCTGGTATGCAAGCCAAAGCGTTACCAAGTCATAAATGTGGATTGGTAATCGGTGGCGATGCGTTCTATCTTGCAATGCCAAGACTACCTGATCAATACCCATACCCAACAGCTGCTGAATACGATCCAGACACCGGCGTGTCTATGCGTATGACTTATGGTTCCCTATTTGGACAAAATCAAATGGGTATGATCCATGACGCAACTTGGGGTTCGGTACTTGTACCTGAGTACTCTATGCGTATTGCTTTCCCTGTTTAAGCAAATAGATGGGCTGCTCTTTGGAGTAGCCCTTTCTCATAACGAATTTCAAGGATGAATGTTATGTCTCAATTAGACCCAATTGTAAATCAACCTTCACTATATCTTAATGGTGGAGCTGTCAGTAATGATGCAACTACGCCAAATACAATATTAGATATTGCTGCATGTCAGGTACGTGATTCTAACAATATCATTGATATGGTATTGGGTGATTTCCTAAATGAAGGATTAGGAACTCCTAATTCTGTAACTTTATTAAATACAGCTATTGTTGGTGCGAATGGTATAGATGTAGGAACATTAGGTGCAAGTTCAATGTATGCTGTATATGTTATTGGTGATTCTAGTTATAAAAAACCAGTAGCAACAACTCTATCATTAAATGCAACAACCCCAGCTTTACCGTTTGGTTATGATTCCTATCGTAAGATTGGATATTGGCCAACTAATTCCAGTTCACATTTTGTTGCAGGTTATTATTCTGTATCAAGTATTGGTGTCAGAAGTTTCTATTATGATGTGCCTATTGCGACAGCAGTGACTGCAGGACATGCAACTGCTTATGCAGCTGTAAATTTGACTGGAACAGTTCCATTAATTAATAACATTCCAGTTTGGTTATATACAAGCTATGTGCCAGCTACTGCTGGTAATGCATTAAGCTTACAACCAGGAAATGGTACAGGTAATGCTGTCGTTGTAACTGGGCAAGTAGCAACTGTTGCTGTAACAAGTAACAGTAAAGTTCTCGCTCAAAATACAACAATCAGCACTGTTCTTTCTCCAACTGTAAATTATAAAGAAACAAACGCGAGTGATGCTGTTGCAATTAGCGTTGCTGGGTTTGAGTTTTCTTTATAAAAGTTATGAAACAGGGAATTGTTTATGGCTTATACGGTAACGGAACTAATTAATCGTGCCTATTATTTATCTCAAGTTGTATCCCGTGAACTGCAAACAGTCACGGGTCAACAATATGAAGATGCATTAATTTGGCTGAATGCTCTGTTATCGTTAAAGTCAGCTTATTCTCGCGTCATTCCTTACTACAATCTTTATGAGTTTGTAGCGGTGCCAGGGCAAGAGGAATATTTTGTTCCCAATCTTGTGCAACCTGAAACACTTACTTTTAATATTGGGCCAGTTCGTTATTCAACGATGGGTCAATCACGCCGTCCCTATTTTGGCTCAGGTCGTGTTGATAATATTACTTCCCTGCCATTTAATTGGCATTTTGAACGCTGCTTAGGCGGTTCAAACATTTTTATGTATTTCGTTCCTGATGCAAATTATCCCATTAAAATTTGGGGTAAATTTGGATTTGATAATGTGACGCCTAATCAAGATCTGCTTCTAACTTTTGACGAATATTATATTGATTATCTTCGTTATCGTTTAGCAATGCGTATTTGTTCTGAATATGGCATTCCAATGCAACCGCAAGCAGTTGATGAATTGCGAGAGCTTGAAGAAGCCATGACTGATGTGAGTCCTCCTGATATGACTTTAACAAAGATTTCTAATCTTCAAGGTTCTACAGGAATTAACTGGGGTGATATTAATATTGGTCGCGGTTGGAGACCTGGCAATTGAAGGGACGCTCTCAGACATTCACACAATTGCCTCTGGACATTGTGGGATCGACTAAATTTGGTCGTTATCCTAAAGTGTCTGTCGAGCAAACTTTCAATATGATTATTTCAGATGGATTTCTTGTGCCATTTGCAGGACATCAACTTGCTGCTGAAATTGTAGAGCAAGCAGAAGGCCGTGGATTATATACCAGTGTCACATTCAATCACATGATCGCCGTCATTGCTAATCGTGTTTATATCATTTCAAATAATAATTCTGTTACGCGTATTGGAACAATTAATACATCAGTTGGTAATGTTTATATCGATGAAAATAATAATAATCAAATTGCTATTTGTGATCAGTCTAATATTTGGATTTACAATTATGTGAGTGGCGCTTTCACAATGGCAGTTATTGATTTCACACCTGGATATTTAACTTATCAGAATGGGCGTTTTATTTCTGCAGCGGTAGGCACTCCGACTTGGAGGTTATCAGCAGCAGGAAATGGATTAAGCTGGCCAAATGATTCTTTTCATGTGGGAACATTTCAAACAAAGCCTGATACTGTTGTTGCAACACAAAGATTTCCTGGACGAGGCAATTTGCTTTTCGTTATGGGAAAAACTGTAACAGAACTTTGGCAAGATATTGGCGCACAATTATTTCCTTATCAACGTAATTCCACAATCAATGTTGATTATGGTTGTTTGAATCCTGCAACGATTGCCTTCAATGAAAATATTATTGTATGGCTTGCTGCAAATGAAAAATCAGGACCGATGATTGCTTATTCCACAGGTGGTGATATTAAGAAAATATCTACTGATGGTATTGATTTTAAATTATCGCAATTAACCAATCCTGCTAACTCATTTGGATTTTTATTCAGACAAGATGGCCATATGATATATCAGCTGACTTTTCCTGATGATGAATTAACTTACATTTACGATTTCAATACAAATATGTTTTTCACTTTATGTGATCAATATATGAATGCGCATATCGCTAAGAAGGTTGCTTTCTTCAATGATGAATATTATTTCGTTAGTATTATTGATGGAAATTTATATCAGTTGGGCACTCAATTCACAACTTATAATGGACATGAAATCCCGCGTATTAGGGTTTGTCGCAACATCAGGATGCCTGATGCATCTCGTTTTGCGGTTAATAATTTAACTTTCACATTAGAGCAAGGTACACAAAGTAATGTATTTTTTGGGGATGATCTTTTAACAGAAGATGGAAATCCTATTCTAACTGAAAGTGGTGATCCACTTGAAGTGAATGTATCACGTACCATTATTACTTATGGTCCATTGCAAGCAGAAGATGGCGGATTGCTTTTAACTGAAAGTGGTGAAGAAATATTAATTAGCAATGAATTAAATATTCCTTATGCAATTCCACAAGCAGTGCATTTATCTGTATCACGTGATGGGGGAATGAGCTTTGGAACAATATGGTCAAAAGAATTAAATCCTCAAGGTGTATTTAAAAATCGTTTAGTCTATTTTAATTTAGGCACAGCAAATGATTTTATTCCTCAATTTAGATTCTGGGGATTAAGCCGATTTGTCGCCACTGATGGCATAGTGAGTGTGTATCAATGAATATACCTAATTTTGAAAACATACAAATTGTCGATAGGAATGGTTATCTCACAGAGCAATGGCAATTGATTATGCAGCAATTATTTCAAGTGCTTCAGCAGAATTTATCTGATGAAGGTTACAAATTACCACAGCAACCCACATCAATTATTACGACTTTAAATACAGCGGCGTCGACCGGAAATTTATTATATGATAGCACTACTGATCAAGCCAAAGTGAACATTGCGGGCACTTACAGGGTGATCCAAGTAGTCTAAGGATGGACTATGAATACACGAGATATGGGCATGGGTATGGGTGCAGGTGGACTTGCATCAGGACTGATGGGGCTTTTTGGTAATCAAAAAAATCCCTATAAAGATGCATCTAAAATGATGGGACAAATCCCAGGCCAAGTCGCGCCTTATTTCCAACCTTATATGCATCAAGGTCAACAAGCTCTTGGCCAACTCCCAGGTCAATATCAATCCTTAATGTCAGGTCTTCCTGGTCTTCAAGGCCAATATAGTCAGATGATGAATGATCCTATGGCAATGTATAACAATGTCGCTCAAGGATATGAGAAATCTCCAGGTTTTGATTGGCAATTAGGACAAGGAATGGGTGCTGCTGAGAACGCTGCTGCAGCGGGTGGCATGGCAGGCTCTCCTCAACATCAGCAACAAGCAGCAACGATGGCTACGGGTCTGGCTAATCAAGATTTCCATAATTATATGAGTAATGCTTTGGGAAGTGCTAATGCACAACAAGGTATGGGTCTTCAAGGCCAGCAAGGTTTATATGGTATGGGCTTACAAGGAATGCAAGGTCTGAACAATATGGGCTTTCAAGGTAATGATCAAATGGCACGTATTATTTCTGACATGATGTCGCAGCAAGGACAGATGAAGTTTGCAGGTGATGCAGCTCATAATCAATCTCAGGGACAAAACTGGGGTAACATTTTTGGCGGCCTTGCAAGTTTAGCAGGATTTTTTTAAAGGATTAATACTATGACTTGGGGATTACAACAAAGAGAGTATCCAATCCTGACACCGGGTCAGATGAATCCTTTCAATCAGGCTTTATCCTCTGGACTTGATACTTATACAAATATGACAAAAGCTGCTTATCAGCCTGAAGTATTGAAATCTCAGATTGCTTCAAAAAATGCTTATGCAGATAATGCCACTCGACAAATGTTAGCAACAGTTTTAGGTAATCCTATGGCCGTTGCTGCAATGGATAAGCCACAATTTCAACAAATATTGTCTCAATTGAACCAAGGTGGAGCAAATCAGAAAGCTACTGAAGAGCCAGGATTCTTGAAACAAATGTGGAATAAAGTAACAGGAAGTGAAACTTCTGAGAATGTTCCACGTAGAACAAACGAAGGGAATCCAGGAACAGGTGGTTCGGGTATTATGATGCCCCCTCCTAATTCAACTAATCTTTCAAGTGACCCTTATAAATCTACAGGTTCTGGGCAAGCTATTGCCGATCAGGTAGGCTCTAATCATCCATATCTAAAACCAGCGGGAGGTGAAACTGCTCCTGCTTCAGGCAATTCATGGAAGACTATGCAAGATGCCTATATTGCTAAAAACTTTCCTGCCACTCCTCAAGGAATTGCTGCAGCTCAAAGAATTTCAGCAGCAGAAGCCGAAGGAAAAAAAACAGCTCAAGTACAAAGCGGTGGTTTGGATGAACTACAAAAAAGAGCGGCTCATGAAAGTCAAAATGCTCGTACTTTAGTTTTAGACGCTGAGAAGTTCCATAAAGCTTTTAGTAAAGCATGGGTCAAAGGTCCTTTAACTGAATATACACCTTTTAAACAAATACAAAAATTTGATTCTAATGCTGTTAAAGCAATGAATAGTGCAAATAATATGGCAGTTTCTTTGGCTTCCCAATTGTTTGGTAATCGTCAATCTGATTATCGTGAAAAATTGGCGCAAACATTAAAACTTGGTACAACTATGACCGATGATGCAGAGAAATCTGTTTTTACTGGTATCAAGGCGATGGGTGAAAGAACCAAGCAATTTGATAACTTCGTCCAATATGCAAAAGATAAAGGAGTAAAAGATTACAATAAAATAGAGAATCTTTGGTACAACTATAATAATGATAAACCTTTTTATGATGTGGAAAATGAGAAAGCTATTTCACAAAATTTATCTGATAAATCTTATAAAAATTACGTTAATCAGAAACTAGGACAACAAGCAGCTCCAATGCCTGAGAATAATTCTGATTTCATGACATGGAATCATGAAACAGGGAGACTTGAATAATGCAAGCTAGCAATAGCGAGTATAAGCAAGTCAAATTACCTAATGGGAAAATTGGTCGTTTTCCAGAGAGTATGTCATGGGAATCTATTAGTGATACTCTACGACAACAGTTTCCTATGCCAGAAAAGAATGAACACGCAACTCAACCACAATCTGAGCAAAATGCTGTTCAACAACAAGAACAAAAAAATCCTATTAATAATTTTACTCGTAATTTGCAACAAGGCCAAGTTCCTGCTGGATTGCAACATTTCATGCAGAACTTGCCTGGCAATGTATTAGCAGGTCTAGCTCAAGGTGGCCATGAAACATTAAATATTCCTTACAATTTAGCAAAAGGTGCAGAGCATCTAACAGGAAATCATCAATCTCTTGGAAGAATGTTAGGAATAAAAGCTGAAGATATACCTCATCAGCAAGAATATGATTTTGTTAAGGGGCTTGGACTTCCAAGTGAAACATCAGATAAATGGACACGTGGTTTAACTAAACATTCGCCCGATATTTTAGGTGCTCCTGCCTTGGCAAAAGGACTCTATACTTTAGGAGCAAAAGGACTTGGAGCTGGATTTGATTTATTACAACCAGGGAAAAAAGCAGCACAACTCGCTGAAAAAGAAAGATTAGCTTCTTCTGCTTTACATGAACAAGAAAAATTAAAACATGCAGCTTTAACAGAAGAATCGAAAGCAGCTGAAAAAAGTTTTAATGAAGGACAGAATCAAAAAGCTCAACAATTTATTGAAGGATTAGGTGGACCTAAAACTTCTGAAGAAAATATTAATGAATTCGCTAAGCGTCTACATTTTGGTAGAAATAGTGCCATGGAAGAAGCTCTGACGCATAAGAGAAATGTGTTTGATCCTTTAGGTGAGCATCATATTAGTGCTCCACTGGCGCGTGAAGGAGAAAGAGGGCCACATTTAGCTCCTTCACCTGAAAATGGTCAATATATAAATGAAGGCCAAGGTTTTCATAATTATGATAGAAAATTAACAGAATTACGTCATGCTTATATAGAAAATCCGAGCTTAAATCACTCTGATGCTTTACGCCAACAATTAGGTAGTGAAACAAGAAGATTAACAAAATTGAATCATGAAGGAAAATTAGATCGTGCGGGTCAAGATCTATTATATGAAATAAATCATGATAGTAATCTTTTATTGAATGATCAAAATACTTTTATGCGTTCTCAAGCACCTGAGTTTCAAAGAGAATATGAGCAATTCAGAAATAAATGGACTCGTAATGTTTCTATCTATGATTTACATCCTGAAATTTCTAGAATGGCAAGAACGCCTGAATCTGAATTTTATAGAGCAGGTGAAGGAGTTAAACCGACCGATTTAAAAGGTGTCTTTGGTTATCCAAAAACTAAAGCGACTAGGATTATCCAGGATATTGGGCCTGCCGGACGTAATAATGTTTTGTTAAATGAATTCGGCACTCATGGAACACCTCAACCTAAAAAATTAGGTGAAGCAATTCAGCAAGCAAAACAATCAGGATTTCAAACGCATATGGGTCCAGAAATGGATTTATTAGCAGAAGAATTAAGTAAAGGGTTTGATAAAAAAATTATTCCTAAACTTGAAAAAATGAAGTCAGGGAAAAAACTTTTAGATGAACCTAAAGATTTATGGGATATTGCTTTAGGAACAGCGAGTGGCGCAGTATTAGGTCATCCCTTATTAGGCGCACTATATAGCATAATGAAAAAGAAACATTAATTAATAGGAGCCAAGGATGGCTTTAGATCCCAGATATGTATTAGCACCTTCATTACAAATGTATTTTGTAGATAAAGATACTGGACTTCCCTTATCGGGTGGTCTTGTTTACTTTTTTGAAGATGATGCACGCACCATTCCAAAACCTGTTTATGAAATAAGTGGCAGTCCCACAGCTTATACTTATACTGTATTGCCTAATCCCGTTATCTTAAGTTCTGTGGGTACATTTCAAGATAATACAGGAAGTGATATTCTTCCCTACTATTTTCCTTTTGATGTGAATGGAAATATTGAACTTTATTATATTGCAGTTTATGACTCGAGTGGTGTTTTACAATTTACTCGAGAAGGTTGGCCTAATACTTCTGCGGAAGATATTATTTCAACATCTGCTAATCTTATAAACTTTGTTCCTAACGGACAATTTCTTTTACATGATAATGTTCCGGCATCGGTTGCAAATGGATTTATTCCTGGGAAAATTTCACAAGATACAACTGTTATAGCACAAGGTGGATGGTCTTTTGTTCGAGGACCTGCAAGTTCTGCTACCGATTTTGTGACTTTCCCACAATATGTTTCATATATTGGAACACCCACAGGGAATCCCCGTTATGCAGTTCAAATTCAGACAACTGTTACGGGATCTGATACTCGCAAAGATTTGGTATTAACTTTTAGAGGTGTGAATACATTTGCATCTGACACGCAATTATATAATTTCTATTTTGAAGGTGAAGCTGAAAATGGAAGTGATATTAATAATGTCCAAATAATTGTACGTAAGTTCTTTGGTACAGGAGGCACCCCAAGTGCGCCAACAGAAACCATAGTTGGAACTATTAGTTTATTAGATGGCATTATTCAAGAATATAATACCACTATTCTATTTGGTGATAATGCGAGTAAAACAATTGGCACGAATAATGATGATACAGTGCATATCATTATTCGTTTGCCACCGACGTCTGCTCAAACTGCATTAATGACAGATTTTGCATTAATTGCAGGGAATGCAACTCTACAAGGATTCCCAACACAAACCGAAGCACAACAAATAGGTCCTTCAACAGCGGGTTGGTTTCCAGTTCCTAATCCAAATGGTTTTGATTTATACTGTCCTGCCGTATTAGGAACTAGTGGTTTATTATTCGACCATTCATCTATTGGAGAAATTATTTCATCAATGGTGCCAGCAGCTTCCCAAGTAGGTAATTTACTCTATTGCGATGGTACACAATATAGAACAGCAGATTATTCTCCTCTTGGTATTCCTTATGCAAGATTGGGAGCTGTTTTATTTAATTCAACTTATAATTTACCTATTTTTGGAACAGGTGTAAATTTCGTGAATGCTTATTCAGTTTTAGGTGGAACTGGGACATTCATGCTTTCATTAAATAAACTTGCATCTGTACAAGCTAATCCAGCAGATGGAACAATACCCACAGGATTTACTTTTAATATTAATATAAATAATTCAGGGGCTGCTTTTTTATATCTTTCAAGAACAAATAATGTTGGAGTAGTGACGAGTACTTTGATTACTAATGGCTTACCATTAGGAGGGGCTAGTGCTGGAACCAGTGGAATGCTTGTATATGATTATACTGAACCTGCAACTTTTCCTTCTAATCCATTAGAATCATCAGTAATAAAATATAGTTTTATTGTTGTAGCCTTAGCAGCAAATACACTTGCAGCAGGTGTCGGTATACCAGGTAAATATTTTCAATTTAGCAATACAGGTGGCTCGTTCAGATTATGGTTTAAAGTAAATGGAGAAATAGCTCCAGCTGCAGGTGGGTTAACTTTATTTCAAATAAATTTATCACCTAATATGACATTGCAAGATGTTGGTATTATTATTTCAAATGTCATTGCTGGTTTTCAAAATAATACGATTTCTGTTCTTCCAGCAGCCAGTATAGCAGGTGGAGCGGGTTCATTTTTTACATTGAGTGCTAATTCTATTATATATACTTTCTGGTATAAGATAGGAGGAATAGGGGTTGCTCCAGCTGGATCTGCTAATCCTATTCAAGTTACTTTAATAGGTAATGAAACTGCAGCTCAAGTAGCAACAAAAACTATTACTGCTATTAATACAGTATTTTTTGCTGTTCCAGATTTAAGAGGTTTATTCTTAAGAGGAACAGATCCTACAGGAATATGGGATTCAGGAACCATTCTTAGATCAGGTGCTATTGGAAATATAGCGGGTACAAATGTTGGTACATTTGAATTAAGTCAATTTGTAGTACATAGTCATCCAGGTTCAACTGTTGCATTATCAGCGACCGGATTTATAGCAGGACCTGGAGCAAATGTAGAACAAATTGGTGGTACTACCGCTGTTTCAGTTGCAGCTGAGGGCGGCTCAGAAAACAGACCGGTAAACGTGTTTGTAGATTATTTTATACGTTATTAAAAGGATTTAATGATGACAACTAAATATACTCAATCCAAAGATATTAATGGCTATAATGGTTTTGGCTTACCATTTAGCGATACAGTTTATTCTGCAACTTTAGCTGCAACTACTGATACAACTCTGACAGTGCCAAATGCAGTTGGATTAGGTAAACAAGGCTATGCAACTATACCTCAGACATTGGCTGTATTTTCTTATCAGAATGCAACAACAACTTGGGTAGCCGTCAATGGAACAGCTGCCGTTCCAGCCGGTGCAACTTTTGCTGCAACTACGAGTGAAATTAATCCACCCGCAAAATTAGTTAATGGTGGCGATATAATACATTTCTTCTCAGCAGCCGGTACTGCAGGTGTGAGTGTTGCATTTTATTCAGTGTCATAAAATTTATTAACAAGGATGTTAATTTATGCCTACAATTTCTCAGCTTCCTGCTGCAAGTGCTGTCGGTTCAGCCGATCTATTTGCTATTGTCCAGTCAGGAGTTACTAAAAAAGCAACTTCTTCATTAGTTCTGGCATATATCACAACTACTTTAGGTTTAGGAACTGCTGCTTTTGTGAATGTTCCTATTTTACCTGTAAATGGTGGGACAGGAATAGCAAGTCCCACGGCCCATTCTTTACCAATTGCTGAAGGAACAGCCGCTTTTAATTTTGTGAATTTAGTAGATGGTGGCTTATTAATTGGATCAACGGGTGCTGATCCTGTTCCGGCAAATATTACAGCGGGAACAGGGGTTACAGTTACGAATGCTCCAGGCTCAATTACCATTGCAGCAACAGGTGGTAGTGTTAATACAGGTACAATAAATGCTTTAGCTTATTATGCAGCAGCTGGAACTGCTATTTCTCCTTTAACTACTGCAAATAGTTCTTCATTAGTGACTTCTCTGACTGGAATTCCTACCTGGCTTGGACCATTAACTAACGGTCAAATTGTTGTGGGTTCGACAGGTGCAATTCCAGTTGCAGCAATATTGACCGCAGGTCCTGGTATTTCCATTGCAAATGGGGCAGGTACTATAACTATTAGTGGTACTGGATCTGGTATTGGTTGGACGGAAGTGACAGGAACAACTCAAGCAATGACCGCAGATAGTGGATATGTTTCAAGTAATGCTGGGTTGGTTACTTTAACTTTACCAACAACCTCAGCATTTGGTACGGCTATCAGTCTTGTTGGTAAAGGTGCAGGCGGTTGGCGCATAGCTCAAAATGCATCGCAAATTGTTCAGGTCGGAAATCTTGCAAGTACAACGGGTGTCGGCGGAAGTGTTTCATCTACAAATCGTTTCGATTCTATTGATTTGATTTGTACGACAGCTAATACGATTTGGACAACGGTGGGTGGTACTCAAGGGAATCTAACAATAGTTTAATAACAAAAGGATTTGTTATCATGGCTACAAATAATGCTATTAATAATACATTACCACTTCCATTCACTATAGGAACAATCAGTTTAACGGCTGTTCCTATTAATAAAGTTATTAATCAGGTTATTTCTGCTGCAGGTGCATTTTCTTATACGCCAACGGCAGGCACTCAATATGCTATCTTTGAACTACAAGGAGCAGGAGGTGGATCAGGCGGTGCAGCTGGAGCAGCTAGTCAAACTGGTATTGGGTCAGGTGGTGGGGGGGGTTCATATATAAAATTATTAGTTACTGGGACAGCTAATCTTGCGGCAATTATTGGATCAGTAGGTGCAGGCGGTACAGCTGGAGCATCAGGTAATAATAATGGTGGTGCAGGTGGTAATACCACTTTAATTATTAATGGCGGTTCTACCTGGACAGCGGGGGGAGGCCTATTAGGAGCTGGCGCAGCTTCTAGTGCAGCAACTACTCAGAGTACGGCAACGTCAGGAGGAGTGCCCATAAATGGAACTAATGGAACAGTTTTAGTTGCTATGAATGGTGGAGGTAATAGTTGGGGTTTATCAGGAGCTACAGGTTTATTACCATTGATGGGTAGTCAAGGTGGCTCATCTTTTTATGGAAGGAGTAATGTTATTATTAGTCCTGGTAGTCCTGGGGTTGGATACGGTGGTGGTGCTTCAGGAGGGTGTTCTTTAGGAGCTAATATTGCAGGAGCAACGGGAGCACCAGGTATTGTTATTGTTACTGAATTTGTTGCATCTTAAAAATAACGGCCTGAATTAACAGGCCATATTTTTTTAATGCACGTTTAATATTTTACTGATAATTGAATTTGTTTTACAATCACCTTCGACAGTTGTTGTTACCGTAACTAGAACAGGATGTTTGTTATTGAAATAAATCTCTCTAAATAAATGTTCTTTTTCAGAATAAGTTTTCCTAGGCGCTAGATGAATATGTCTACATTCTTCACGCTCAAAATGTTCACTTGGATTGCCTTCTAGCCTCATAGCATCACAAATCCAATAGGTTTTAGCTGAATTAGCTTCATTTATGATAAGATATTGATGAGCTGTCTTAAATACAAATTGTTTCCCTTGTTTGATTGCATTTAATTGATCATCAGGAACAATTGATTGAACAGCACAAGATGCATATGAATTAATTGAGAACAAAGATAAACCTATTATTAATAATTTTTTTAACATACGAACTCCTTTTTAAGAAGTGACGCATGATAACAGCATAATTATTTTTTAGAAGTTTTCTTTTTCTTTCTTTTTTCGCCTGCTTCACTATAGGCAATCGCTACCGCTTGCTTTTGAGGCTTGCCAGCTTCCATTTCACGTTTCACATTCGTTGAAAAACCTTTCTTAGATTTAGCAGCTTTTCCTTTTACTAAAGGCATATAGCATTCCTTAAAAAATTAAAGGACAGGACAATTCTTAAACGGAAGTGTCGAACGAGGAGTGGTTGGCATCCTGTCCTTTTGCCAGAAATAATCTAGCGAAACTTTACAATATAGTATATCCAATAAAAATAGTGCCATTTAATGCAGTGGCAGCAGTATTATTGAAAATAGTTAAAGCTGCAGTACCTGAACCTGGAATCACTTTAAAAGTAATATTTTCAGTAGTATTGGTGCCGCCTTGAATAGTAAGGCCAATATTAGAGGTGGCAGTAATTGCAGTATTAGTCCATGTAATTGCATAGGAACCAGCACCTGCAGTTGTTAGCGAAGAAGTTGTAATAATACCGGCAACACCACTCGCGGTCACTGCATTAGTCGCTTCTGTACCATTTACTTTTGCAAAAGTAATACTGGAGCCTGCAGCCATTGTGTTCGCTGCATTTTTAAGAACTAAATTGGTGCCCAGAATGCCTGAATCTTGTATTAATCCAGTAGTTCCATTAAAGATAGGAACGTCACCACTAACGACAGGCAATAAAACATTCCCTGGATTAGTCCATTCTGTCAGAGTAATTTTACCGTTTCCAGCGACTGACGGAGTGAAAATGCCGAATGTGCCGCTATTTGTTGCTGCCACATAGTTATAAATGACATTCATAACATCTGTAGAAAGTAAGTTTTCACCTTGCAAAACTTGACCTTGTTTATTCATATAACCAGCAGTTGTAATTGTTGCTAAAGAATCTGTAGTAACTAATTGAACGGTACGAGGTGCAATACCTTGAAGCATAGGGGTCTGAACATTGAACGAAAAAATACTCATCTTAAATATCCTTATTTAAGTTAGAAATCCATTTGCAAATATTATAAGGTTAAAAAAGAGGCGTTACTAGTGAAATAAAAAGCAGGAGTAAAATCGGTCTGATTCTACTCCTCTAAGTTGGTGACTCCAGCCACAAGCTTTATTGAGCGTTAATCAGCGAGATTAAAGAAGCTCCTGCTTGAACTGGAAGTCATAAAACAGGGATAGCTTAGTCATGGATTGGTTAGTCGTCAATATAATATTCGGTAATCGGTTGTAATTCCTTTCTTTCATCGCACTTACGTATGGCGATAGAATAAAAAGGTTTAATCGGTTAGTCAGATATTCTCAATTCTGATGTTCTTATAGTCGGATTCATGATTTATATGTCCCCAAGACATATGTGATAGGAATCGAACCTACAATGATCCTAAGATCGTCTGAATCAATATCAGATGCCTGTACCAATTTGGCAACACATTAAATCCATCTTTACTGTGATGGGCAGGCTACGTGAATTGCAATTCACTAAGGATTAGAGGCTCCTAGCGGCCTTTCCCATAACGCCCTAAGCTATCTTTTTAAACTTTGAAATCATCCATTACCATATCTTGCACTTCAATTGCTGCAGTCCAATTTGTTTGCTGAATAGCTGCATCAACATAACGTAACTGGCGTGCTGCAAAATCATATTCTGCAGTAACTTGTGAAACAGCGAGCTTAGGATAATTTGCATTAATGTCTTCTAAACCTTCTGTTACTTTAGTACGTTGACCACGAATTTCATAATAAACTTGAGTTTCTTTAATCTTTTTTAACATTTCTACTTTAGCTTGTAATTCTTTACGACGAAGTAACGCTTCAGCGAGTTTAATTTGCATAACACTTCCTTGATTTAAAGGTGGCACTTTCGCCACCTTTATAATTTTTATTAGAAATTAATGTCATCATCAAAACTTGAAGCGGCAACTGCAGGCTTTACAACTACCTCTTCAGCTTTAATATAATCTTTAACACTGTTCTTATCTGGAAAAGCTCCAGACCCATCAACTTTAGGCATACCTTTCTGAATGCCGATTCTAACCTTACCGGATAGACCAATGCAATCCCCTGGATAAAATTTACCTTCAGCATATTTAGCTGCAAGTCCAATCGATTCACAGAAGTGCTTCAGTTTAAACATCATCTGATCAGTTGCAAGCAAATAATCAAAAATATGTCGTTCATCACCTTTGGGGTCCATCACAGCTAATCTAACTTTTAGCATTTCATTACCGGATTTAGAATGCTGCTGTTCCATAGATTTCACAATAAAAGGATAAACACCTTCTTGAAGAAGATCACGGTTCTGTACTGCACTGATTTGTTCATCAGTTAATGGGTTGAATGAAAACATTTACATTTCCTTATGTTGTTGAAAATTCCCTTAGAAGCGCTTTAGCATCATTGCTACGCTTATTAATAAGATAATAGCCCCAACTGTCGGGGCTACATAAAAAATACAAATACCAAGTATTAGCGTTACACTATCTTTCATTTTATTTAATCTCTAGTCGAAGATTCGTTTTAAGAGCAGCACCTGGGATAATGACACCCATTAGCATTTCTTTTTTCATCTTCACTTTGTCGGGCAATACTTCAGTTTTAACCCGAGTATATTCTGCAGGAAGGGCTTTTTCATCAAGAATATCAACAGAAGCAGGACATTTTGCTAATTTAATTTCAAAATATGGGCATTTAACTTGATTGATACCACGTTTTTCCATATTAAAAAGTAAGTAGCCTTGTAATTCATCACTTCTTTTTTTATAGCGACTTTCCCGTTCACCCATTGCTTTCTTAGCTGCAGCGATTGCTTCTTTCTCTGCATCAAGGTTTTTAATGAAAGAGGCTATAGCAATGACCTTCTTTTCCATTGCAAGTTCATTATGTTCTAATTTAATAAGAGCATCATTGTTGATGACGCCCTCCTCATCATAAAGATTATCTAAAATTTCTGCATATTCGGCGCTTATTTGATATAAATGCATTACGCAACCCCCTGAACTAATGCTTGAGAATTTTTAAAT